ACGATAGATGAAGAATTAAATGCTAACTCTAATCTCATAAGAATATTAAATACTAGTTTGGAACACGATCGTTCTATGAGACAAAAAGCTTCTTCACTATTGGCAGATATTGAAAAAGATTTAAAACCATCATTAGAAAAGATGAATCAATTACAAGAAAAGAAGGATTCATTTGATTCTATTAATATTAGGTTAAAACAACTTAATTCAGACGTTGCACAAAATCAATCAAGATTAATATTATTAGATGGGCAATTTAATGAAGTAAGTGAAAAGAAAGAATCCATCAGAAGAGCTATAGCTTTAATAAAGGATTATAGAAATCAATTACAGCTCTATGAAGATAATTATGGTTTATTAGAAAAGATTAAATATTATTCTGCACCTACGACTGGGATATCTACTGTATATATTCAGATTTATATGAATAATATTCTTAAGAATGCGAATGAATTATTATGCACATTATTTGATGGTGAGTTTATATTACAACCATTCATAATAGATGAGAATGAATTCAAAATCCCATGCGTTGGTTCAGGTTTACCTCATGACGATGTGTCAAGTATGAGTAGTGCTCAAAGAAGTATGATATCTACTATCATTCAAGCAAGTATGTTGATGGCATCTCAATCAAAATATAATATACTGAAATTGGATGAGATAGATGGAGCTCTTGATTCATCTAATAGGTCTAGTTTTAGTAATATTATTGACAGATTTATGACGATGTTAAATTGTGAGCAGATTTTCATTATATCTCATAATTCTGAATTAGATACATCGTCTATGGATATAATATCTTTAAAGGGTTCTGATAATATGTATGGAAATATCATTTGGAAATATTGATTTATATAGAGAGGGCTTAGCCCTCTCTATTATTTTTTAATATCCCGCCATATCTGAATTGCCATTAATAACTACAAGCGGATATGTTACTCCTCTATTTGGATCTTTAGCGTATCCTCCTCTAAGATTAATATCTATTTCATATATAGTAGATTCATCTGGTTTCTCTACATTTGGAACAGATTGTCTTGTATTCTTATCTACAACATCAAACCATCTATTTCCAGAGGCTGCATCATAACATAAGACTGTATCTATTTGACCCTTAGCCTCTAATATCATTCTATTCTGTGCAGGACTTCCTCCAGCCATATAATCCGCGCCCATTTGATCAGATGAACCTATTGGCATTCTCATATCGGCAATACCATTAGCTACGGTTAGATCTTGTAACGATGGCGCTAATGATGGACCAACGCCCACAGGCGTATTAATAAATGCATTATACATATTTGCGATCTGTTGGTTTTCATCTTGTTCGTTGGTTTGGTTCTTCATAAGCTGCTGACGTTTTAACTCATAATCAAGAGCTTTAGATCTAATATTATTTTTTTCTTTTATGGCTGAAATTTTTGTATTGATTAATCCGCCCATAACTTCAGTAACGCCTACAATTGTATTAAATTTGTTTTTTAATGTTTTAGAACCTTTTATAGTTTGAAGATCGGTGAACAAAGATGAATTTAATGTATCTATTTCAACAATAGCATTGTCTAATTGTGTCGTAGTATCAGTAAACGCTGCGGTGTATGGAGTTGATGTTGTAATAAATGTAGCAGAAGTAATCTGATCTATTGGTGGAATAACCGCAACATCAGTACTTTCGCTAGTATCGGTCTTCTTTTTACGATATGAACGTTTTTTGGGTGGTGTGCTATCTTCAGACTGGTCTATTTGCACGTTGAGAGGAACCTTTTTACTTTCACCGGGCTTTTCATAAAATTGTGTAAAATCAAAATCTGCCATTTTTATAATATCCTCCATTGGTTTTTACTTATATGTAAAAGTGGATAAAATATACTAGGGGCACCCGCACCCCTAGAAGATTGCAGTATTAGCGGAGTTATTATAATAACGTTATGTTTTATCTGTTTTAAGAAGAAATCAAAAATGGTTACATAATATAATATAGTACTTCGGGTATAATACTATATTTTATTATATAAATGTTATTGTAACAAAAATATAAATGGAGGTTTGTATTATGAACGATGAAAGATTATTTAACGAAGAAATGGATCAAGGGGCATTATTTAGAATTAAAGGGCATCATTATGGAGATAATTTGTCTTGTTTAAATGTGATGTATCATAAAAGAACAAGAGATGATGAGGGTAAACTTGGCCCAGATTCAATAGATATAATATATAAAGATTTAGACACGGGAGAAAAGGGTGTTCACCATATAAATAATCCAAAATATGTTTATTATATGGCTAAACCACAATATGCAACAACTTATAATAGATTCTATGCTCCGGTAGATGAATTATATTCTATTAAGGTGGAATATAAAAATTTGAGAAAAAGCATTGCAGAACGCTTAGGGGGCAAAGCTTTAACAGATTATCAATATTATATAGAAACCGGACAATATACGAAAACGGATTTTCTATTTAGAGATCCTAGAGTGTTTATGGCTGACATGAATATTGAGGATCATTATAGATTCCATTTTAATCTATTATATCAAAATAATACATTTGCACCAACTAAGATGTATATAGATATTGAGGTTGATACAATTGATATGATAGATGAAGATTTCCCATCGCCGGGGCGTTATCCGGTGAATGCATGTTCACTATTAGATGAAAATAGTAAAACCATCTTCACGTTATTATTAGAGAATTATAATAATAAATTGATAGATGATTTTAAGTCTGAAGAACATGTGGTAGATTCTATAAAAGATAGAATGAAAGAGAAGATGGGTGATAAATATAGTGAAAGCGGTATTGATAAATTCAAAATCCAAGTCGCATTTTATGATGAAGAGGTTAAATTAATACATACAATTTTCAATATCATCAATACCCTTAAACCAGACTTTGTATTAGCGTGGAATATGGCATTCGATATCCCATACTTAATAAATAGAATAGCATCATTAGGTTATAATCCAACCTATATGGTTTGTCATAAAGATTTTAAAATTAAGGAATGCTATTATTATTTAGATCAAAGGGCTAAGAAGTTTGAAGAAAAGGGAGATTTTGCTCAGATTTCTTCTTACAGTGTATTCATTGACCAATTAATAACATTTGCATCTAGACGTAAAGGACAGAGACAAATACCAAGTTATAAATTGGACTTTGTGTCTACATATATAGCGGGTATAGGTAAATATGATTATAGTCATATTACAACAAAAATTGCAGAATTACCTTATAAAGACTATAAAGTATTCGTAACATACAATATTCTAGACGTTGTTTGCCAGTATTTAATAGAACAAAAGACATCTGATGTTGATTTTGTGTTAAATGTAGCAATAGACAATAATGTTAGATATTCAAAAGTTCATAGACAGACTACATATCTTGTCAATGGTGGTATTAAAACATTCTATGAGCGTGGATTGATTATGGGATGCAATATCAATAAACATAATACCAAGACAGAGTTTGCCGGGGCATTTGTCGCAGATCCAATTAAGGTTAGCGATAAACCCAAAATGACAATTTATGGTAATCCCGTAAATATATGTGATAATTGTGTAGACTTTGACTATGCTAGGCTATATCCATCAATAATCGAAGAGAATAATGTTGCACCATTTACACAATATGGGAAGATTGTTATAGAAGAAAAAATCAATCCAGATGAAAATCGATTCAATAATCCATATTTTGATAGAAGTGTTAAATTTATGGAAGATTATATTTCTGGAGATGTGTTAAATTTCTGTCATAGATATCTCGGATATGCATTATATACGGAAATGATAAGCGACATATTAGAATATTTTACAACTATAAGAATGCCAAATTATCCTATAGATGGATGTGGGCATTGTCAAATAAATTTAGATAAGAAAATAATGGCAATGTATATTCCTATTGAAGACAGTGGCAAGAAAATAATGTGTTCTATAATAAAGGAGAAACCTAATGATACTAACATCGAGTGATCTTATAAATATAAGAGACATAGCCAAGCAATTAAAGGCAAGGAATTTTGTAGTCTATTATAATAGAATAATATCATTAGACAATTTTCCTACTATATATGGATATATACAATTTGATCCAATGATGCTACATGATATAATAAATATACCATTAGTGTTCTCATATTCCGAATTGAATAAATTCTGTAAAACGATTCCATTGGAATCATTTATAGAATATAATGAATCATATAAAATTAAATATATTAGAAATGGAGATAATTTATTAACAATATCTCCAATGAATGAATATGAGTTAGTTAACATTCAAAATCGTATAAATTACATTCAAAAAAATTATATACCAATATATAATAATACAGATATTACATCAGAGATGCAACCATTAAAAGATATGACAATCAATGATGGTTGCATAATGATTCCAATATGTGGAATCATTGTATCTTTATCACCCACTTTATTTAAATTAAATAAAGCTGATAAAGTATATGTATCTATATTTGATTATTCTATAGATTCATATGTATTTAAATATATGATTAATAATAAGAATAATCAAATAGTATACTTTGTAAATTATCTAAAATTATAGGAGGTGTATATGAAATATACTTTGGAAGAAACCTTTAATATGCATATTGATGAGAAATGCAGTACTGAATATGTAGGGCAGTTTATACAGTACTTATATTATTATTTAGATAAATTAAAACGAATAGATCCAGATTCTATTGTTTACGCATACTATCATGAGAATTGGGGTGTCTTAATTTATTCATACAGAAAAAACAATAAACTTGCTCATGTTAGAATAAAAGAAATGAAGGAATTTGAAAAATATACAATAATAAATAATGATGAATCCATTGATATGGCTTCATTATTTGGTTCATTAATATATATTTTCGATAGTCCGCATGTAGATATGAAAAATAAACGTGCGGTATTAAGAAAAGATGGCGATATACTAGTTATCACTATAAAACAAATAGGAGATGTAAAATGAAAATTTGGTTATATGAAGTAGATTTTGATCATGAAAATATGAGACGTATTAATATAAGAGAACGGGTTAATGAAAGAGAACGGGCTACAGTTGAAGCAATACTATTCAATTATATGAGTCAATTGGAAGAAGTTGATGAAGGCGCATATGTCATTGTGCATAAACATAAAGAAGATGGTGAAGATTGTTTTCAGTTTACTTCATATAGAACTAATTGGTTTACAATTGAAATTAATGAATATGAAAAAATTTCAGACCGATTTGCAAGATACATAACAACATATAATGATTATTCTGAATTTTATGAATCATTCTTTGATATAAATATGCCTTGTTGTAAAACATTTAAGCTTGTTAAAAAATGTAATGATCTTTATATTGGGAAAAGGTATAATTAATAATAGGGGGTGTATATTATGAATCGTATTGTAGAACACGATTTAACAAGTGGGCACACATGTGTATTAATAATCAATCATGATCCCATATCATTTGAAATGGTGCTGTTTAGTTACATGAGCCAATTAGAAGAGGTTGATAAACATGCACATGTTACCATATATAAAGATGAATATGGTATCATGGTTTCTAGTTATAGAATGAATACAGATGATATTACACTTAGTGAATCTAATATGTCAGACTCATTTTTGAAATATACATTGGTAAATGACGATGTTGAGGAAAATTATGAGTCATTGTTCGACATTGACATGCCTTGTAATAAAACATTTAAGCTCGTTAAAGATTGTAATGATCTTTATATTGGGAAAATGTATAATTAATAATTTTAAATATATAATATAATAGTGATTAGATAATATAAGTACACTATATTATCTAATTAATATACTATTTTATAAAATATTTAAAATTATAGGAGATGAATATGTTTAATCGTATTATGGAACATGATGGTAGTGGTGGTGATTACGTAATATTAAGTCATAATGATCCCATATTATTTGAAATGGGGCTGTTTAGTTATATGAGTCAATTGGAAGAAGTTGATGAGCGTGCACGTGTTTTCATATATAAATATGAAGGCAATATTACAATTACTGCTTATAGAGTTATAAGAGATTTGTATATTACAGTTAATAAGTCTGATATGTCGGACTCATTTTCTGGATACACGTTAATAAATGGTGATGTCGAAGAAAGTTATGAATCATTATTCGACATCGACATACCTTGTAAGAAGACCGTGCTCCTTACAAAAAATGACCATGAGCTAATATTAAAGGTGGTATAGGTGGGGGTTATTCCCCACCTATATTATTTTTTCTTCCCAAAACATGAGAATAATATATTGAAAGGGGTTTTAACATATGCCTTCAGAAGAGAATAAACAAAAAAGAGTTCCACCATCTTTAAAAAATATGATATCTAATCTTAATTCAACAAGAAATGATATCTATAAATCTACTTATTATACAACAACTCAAAGTAGAGACGATTTGGATCAAGTTATAAAATCTGTTAATAATACAATTAAACAGATTATGGATGTTAATATTGATACCGTCGGAGAACCCAATATTGCTAGACTACTAGAAAGAATTTCTACTAAAAATGGTACAAGTGTAAATGATACTACAGAGGCATTTCAAAGAATATTTGGAGATGAAGATGCTTTAAATAATATTGCGTCTGGGTATATAGAAAATAGATGGGTTCAAGCATTTGATTCTGAGATAGAAGAAGTTCTTAGATATATGCCTAAGCTTAAAGAAGCCGTGGATGTAATGAGAGATAACGTATTATCTTCAGATTCATTCTCTAAAGAGTTTCTTTCTATTAAACCAACCATCCCTATGGATAACCGTACAGAATCACAGTTTATAAATAATATAGATGCAATAAAAGAAAAATATGATTTATCCAAATTAACTACTGAAATATATGAAACTACGGCTACATTTGGTGAACAATTTATATATTGTGTTCCATATGATAAAGCAATACAGAGATTGTTAGATACTAAAGCTAATACATCATATAATGCTGCGGTAAATACATTATTTAAAGAAAATGGTGATATTGTAATTGAAGGTGGAGCTATACAATCCAATGGCAAACCCAAGAAAAGATTTGTCCAACATTTTGATTCAAGAGATTATTCAGACTTTAAATTTAATTTTACATTTGAAGTTGATAATTCTAGAATAATATCATCTATAGTTGAAGAAGCTAAATATGAAAGAGAAGAGTCTAGACGTTTATTTATGGAAAGTTGCTCTGGAGAATATATGGTAGAGCACAATTTAAGAGATAAGTATGGAAGAATAATTACAGAATCACCAGACTCAACTCTTAGATTTGATAATTCTATGGATGCTGATATAGAATTAAAAAATAAACTTCCTGTACATCATAATTTTGATCATACTGTATATGATGATATGCCTATTCCTGAGGAAGATTCTACACCATCTGTTGATGGATTAAAAACAACCAATAGCACCAAATCCAAACTTTCAGAAATAAATGGATGTATCGTTCGTAAATTAAAAAGGTCTATGGTTGTACCAATTTTAATAGATAGTGAATCTAAAGTTTGTTTAGGATATAGATATTATGAGATAAAATATGATGATGATTCTTTATTTGATGAAGCATCAACAACAGCCAATGGTGCAATGATTAATACCATTACGGGACTAAGAAGTAATGGTAAGGCTGAAACATATGATGCAATGCAAAGAAGAGAAGAAATGCTCAGAGTTATCTCCGGTCAAATAGCTGACAGAATAGATGCAGATTTTATTAATAAAAATCAAGATTTAAAGAAAGAAATTTATTATATATTAAAATATAACGATGACCATAATTCACCATCGTCTATATCTAATATTAAATTAACATATATTCCTCCAGAAGATATTCATCATATCACATTTGATATAGATGAAAGGACTGGAAGAGGTGTATCAGATTTAGCATTGTCTCTTATTCCGGCTAAATTATTCGTTGCAATTTATATTACTAATTGTTTAGGAATAATGACTAGAGGAAATGATAAAAGAGTATACTATGTAAGACAAACAGTAGAACAAAATATAGCTAAAACATTACTTAAAACTATTAATGAAATTAAAAAGGGTAATTTTGGTATAAGGCAGATTGAAAACATCAATTCTGTATTAAATATTACGGGAAAGTTTAATGACTACATTATTCCAAGAGGAGCAGATGGTCAATCGCCTGTAGAATTTGAAGTAATGCAAGGTCAGCAGATTGAAATTAAGACAGAGTTGCTTAATATGTTGGAAGAGGCTGCAATCAATGTTACAGGAGTTCCAATAGAATTAATACAAAATAGACAATCTCCAGATTATGCAATGCAGTTGACAATGTCATCTTCTAAATTCTTAAGATTTGTATACAATAGACAAACAATATTCCAGAAACAGATGAGTAAATTATATACCAAAATATATGATTTGGAATATGGTTCTACAGATAAAATAGAATTGATATTACCACCACCATTATTTATAAATATGACAAATACAAATCAGCTTATTCAGAATGCTACAGAGTATGCTGAGAATGTTATTGAATCATTTATACCTAATGAGGACGATGAAGTTAAAGCTGAAGCAAAATCTCAACTTAAACGTTATAATTTAAGTCAATATGTGGATGCTAATTTAATAGATGTAATTATTGATAAAGCTAAACATCAAATAGCATTAAAGAAATTAACGTTGGGGGATAATGAAGAATGAATAATAACCTAGAGGGGAATTCCCCTCTAGGTTTATATAATAAAATATAATAAGGAATATGTGGTATATTTTGTTTATCAACCACCACCGCCAGTTGATCCACCGCCACCACTGCTTGATCCACCGCCGCTCTGCTGAGTTGTGGCACCACTTCCAAGAGTGAAGGATGTTGTATTATATCCAGCAAGAGTATCTTGCATAGTTTCAACGGCTTGGCTATTCGGGAAGTCATTAAGATTAGCCCCATATCCTGCAAGGGTCTGGGTCATAGCATCAAGTCCTGTGTACTCATAGTTATTAGAATTAACAACAATCTGTCTAGCTCCAGCTTTTGCAGACATAAGATAATTAAGAATATCCTGAGCACACATATCTACATACTTATTACCCATTATTGGATATCCACTAAACTTAACCTGAGTATCATGCTTATTGATATCACCCTTGGTGTAGTTAAACATGCCCGTATCTGCAGAGTTAAGCTGAGCTCCAATAATAAGAACTGCACGTTCTACAAATCTCATTGTATTATCAGTTGCAATAAATAAGAATGTAAATACTTCATTCTCAAATCCTACAATATCAAACTTACCGCTATGAATAAGTCCATTATATGTCTTAACCTGAGTACGTGGATCTTTAATACCACTCAGATATAATTCATGGAATTTCATAAGCGGGGTTCCCATCTTTTCATCATAAGTTAATGAGAATTCACTTGCAGCCTGTTTATTAACCCTACTAATAATATTAATATTATTAAGATCATCACCAAGCTGGTATGTATCAGCAGTCATATCTTCAAGACCATCAAATGACTTGAATTCATATTCAATAATATGCTGCCAGTTTGCAACTAATTTATTATATTCTGGATTTACTTTAGCAAGTTCAACCATGAATCGTGGCATTGAACAAACTATAAAGCAAGCATATCCTGTTTCATATGGATTAAACTGCACAAGACTACCAAAATCAGGCACACCTCGCATTAATCTATATGAGGTAACATCTTTAAATTCATGCGTAAATTGATAAAAATCTTCTACTTGCTTATTTTTATCTTTTTCTTCAGAAGTATATGTCTGAGTAGTGGTACGTGCTCCTATCTGCTGTAACTGTGTCTGGCTTGCTTGTCCATATGAAAGCATACTATTTGTACCAGAAACACCGCCTTGCGCAGAATTTGTATTATAAACTGCCATTAATGTTTTCCTCCTTTCTTAATTAATATCCTGTACCGAGAGCTTCAGTAGAATCGATGACGGTTATGTCGAATAATTCTTCCTGAATGAAGTTGAAGAATCTTACCCTAATTCCAGCATAGAAAATATTATTATCCTCATAGTTAGGATCTGCATAATATATAAATGCAATATATGCGAAGTTAGATTTATATTGATTGATGATAGATTCAACATCTGTCTTGTATCTTTCAAAATCTGTTCCAGCCATAAAGATATAGCGAGAAAGTGGGCATTTTGATCTGATATATTTAATAATGCTCTGTATCTGCATTACATTATGGATATATGATAATTGCGTATAATCTTCTACGTTATTATACATAGTATCCATTACATATACGCCATCATAATTACATAAGAAGTTTACGTTTACGTTTACAAGCTCTTGCTTCTCATCCAACCCCGGAACAATCATTGGCATGAAATTAACAGATTTATTTATTATTTCTGGGAATGTCATATTATTAACAATACCAGCAAGAGGTTTTCCAATTCCGCTAGAAATATAGCTAATTACTCTTGGAGCTAATAAATATGGCATTGTTACCGTAATCTGCTTGCCTTCATAGTCATTATTGACTTTAAAGAAATTATGATATAATCCAACGTATCTAGATTTTGTAATTGCAGAAGCTTTATTTTTAATTTCGGTTAAAGTTTTAGCTTCAGTTCCAAGATCTGCAAAATACATAATATCTTCACGGAAATCGCAGAATTCAATAATAGCATTCTTTACATTTGTAGGCCAATTGCAGTCAAAAATGCAATCAATTTTATAATGATCTAAATCGTAAATTTCGGAAGAATATTGAGAGCTTTCTTTATTCTTTCCAAATACTCCAAGAAGATGTCCTGTATATTCCTCTGTTTTTTCTATTGGATAATCTCCAAATGTACCATTGCTGCCACCAGCAAGAGGAATTTCAGAATATGAGGACAGATCATATACAGTTGTTAATGAAGACGGTTTATTAGTTGTCCAGAGGTCGCTACTTTCTGTAGACTCGGCTGCACATACAATACCAGTAAGCTTATCGCCATTCTTATTGCAACCGTTAATGAAATCAAGATTTACAAGCTGCTGTACTGTAATAGCTTGATTATTGATCTTGGCGGTCTGGCAAAGTACTGTAAGGAGTCTAAGAACACCATCCTCATATACTTCAACGTTAACCTGAGAGGAATTGTTTGTAACTTTCTCACTAATAGCTTGAGAAATGTTATACGCATCAACAACATCGAGATTCATTGAAAATTTAACTTTATCAATCTGATGCTCATTTTCAAATGTATAGAAATAGTAGTTTACGTAAGCACTGTTTTTGTTAAGAGAATATATTGGTTCAATTCCAAATTTAAGATTAGAAGCACCTCTACCCTTTGCAGCTACAGTAAAGAGCGGTATATCTTCGGATGCTGTAATAGCAGCAGTTGCATCAAAATTATCAGTTATAGCTTCAACGATAGCATCCATATTACCAACATTATTTGTTGTTACACCATAATAATACACGTAACTTATATTATTAGATTTAACAACTTTTGCATAGATGGTAACGTTGGCTAAAGTCGCATTATCTGAGACCATTCTCTTTCCTAAAACATATGCACCATTACGAAGTAAATTGGCGAGCATAAGCTGTGGAATACCATGTCTCTTAAAACTAATACCACCCTTAGCATCGGTTAACCCTTCAAATCCATATAATACCTCCCAATCTTCACTACCCTTGTCGGAAGTATATGGCAGCATTACAAATGCTACAGGATTAGACACTACATTTGTAGGGATTTCTTTAATCTGCGACTCATCTATAATACGAAATCGAGTACGCGGGTATCCTTTAGTCATATAGGATTTACCTCCTTATTATATTTAAAATATACTTAGATTAAAAAGCATCTAGCTTTATTCTTATGTTAACTCATCATAATATCTTCAAGCGGTGATTTGGTTGTTCCTTTAGTAGTCATTGCTGCAGCAATAGCTTCATCGGCATTTTCAGATGTTATTGCCGTATATGGAGATGTATATTTAGGAACAGTTTTAATATTGATTTGTTTATAGTCTGTCATATCAGACATATCTGTTGTTCTAAATGGTTTAGATAATTCTTTTGGATCTCTATATAATTCAGATATAATAATTCCCAAATTCTGAGCACTAACTCCATAATTAAATCCACATAGTTCAGTGTTTCTAATTAAATAATCTTGTATTTCATCATATGGTATATTATCCGGCCAATGTGCTGTAATTAAGAGATTTAGCGTTTTTTCAACATCATCCATACCTTGAGTAACGAATACTGAAGATATTAATTCATCACCTTTATGAAATCTTAGTATTCTATATGCGGCAGGGCTTTTAGTTCCTTCTAAATGAAAATTACTATCTTTTGTAATCTCAAACGGTTTACATGTAATCATTTTGGGGCATTTAAATCGTTTTAATAATAGTTGCTTACCATTTTTATCAAATAAAGCGTATGTGAATATACCTATAACGTCGATATATTCACCTTTAGGTACTGCTGCTTTTAATGAGAAATATTCCTCAGGAACATAATACAATAATTCTCCATCGCCTGTAAAGATAATAGCATTATCTTTTCTAGCAAAGAATCCCGCCATTGCTTTTAACCTCCATAATACTTTTTATTATAAAGTTCTACAAAAATAAAAATCCTATTAGGGACAATGCCCTAATAGGATTAGTGAGTAATGATAATAAATAAATCGGATTAACTGTTTACAAATTGTACGGATAGAAAATCTTTTGACTAATAGTTTACTAGTTCCATATTCAATTTTCAAAAATCCAGACTGACAAGAAGACTATAACCAAAATAGTTTACGAGTTACGCTTGTGATCAAGTTAAAGTATTTTAAATCCTCCACGTCCATATCATATATCAAAGATAAAATTCTTATATTTAATTTAAATACTAAAACCGCAATCACTTATTACAATAATGTTATGATAATTATAAATTATATCATAGACTGTATTGTGGTTGATTCATCATCAATTTTTTGAATGATTTGTTCTTTAGCAGATGTAATTGCTGCATTATTTTCAGCAATTCCTAATAAAGCTGCTTCTAACTTTTCCGGACAGGTATTATATAATTCTGTCACCATTGTAAGAAGATTATATAATTTTTGAGAATCTGAAAGATCTTGAGTATTATCTCCATTATAATCTTCATCATTTTCCAATGCTTTAATTTCTCTTATAGAAGATATCCATATTTTTCTTGTGTCGGATTTACCTCTAGTGGAACAGTCTAATCCTATCCAAGCATGTCGTGCTGCATCTGATGTCCTAGTAACATATTCAGTTTTTTCATCAGGAACATCATCTGATATGAGTCTTAAATATCCACTAGCTACTTTAAGACCAGCCTCCGTCATGTATGTAATACCATATTTACGACCTACAATAAGGTCTACAGATACATCATCTTCTTCTTTGGGTCCACATACAGTAACAGTTACTATTTTTTGCATAGTAGTAAACAGTGCAGTCACTAATTTACTTCTATTGATAACAAATTCTTTATTAGTATTAGTTTCATTATCTTCTTTCCATACTATATTGGAAAGATCATCCTCATCTGGAACCATCAAATAGCGTCTTGGAATTGGTGCTCTATGATGAGGAAACCAATTATACCCAAACGGCCTTTTATCATACCATTCACTACCATAGTAATAGTGAGTATCTAAAAATGGACCTTCAGCCCTTGGTATCATATTAAATACCTCCTTATATTTATATTATAAGAATACAGGAATTATGCCTTCTATCGAATTTAATAGCTTTTGCGATTCTTCGGAAAGAATCATTTCATATTTCATATTGCATATGTTATTTAATAGTGTATTAATATAATATAATTCAGCTAAATCTTCTGTAGACATAGCTTCTATATTTTCTTCCACTTTAAAATATCTATAATGAGCAACAACAATTAACATTGTTTTGATAATAGCATCTGTAGCATAGCTACTTCTCATAGATATAGCCGATACGCATTCTTCAAAGCTTTTACATTTGATGGGAGACCTATTTATTAATTTGTTGAAGGCCATAACTTCACTATTATCGTGCTTACATACTCTTCTATGTAATGCTACATGCTTTGAGCTAGAAGTATACCAATCTATCTCTTTATCAAATGTCTTTGCAGCTAACAGTGCGTTCTTCATCAAATCTATTTTATCCGCTTTTTCCGGATGAGCTTCTTTAATAGCATCCATTTCAGCAATAAGTTCATCTTCATTCTTGCCAGCTAATTTCATCAATTCGGCATTAGATTCAGCAATAACATTATTCATTTCATTTTTAAATGTATCTACAGCAGAAGATATTTCAGCATCAGACGCAATCTGATCTATGATAAATCTTGCAGCCTTCTTAGGTTTAATATTCAAATTTGCTGCAGCATTAGCTATAAGATGTCTATACTTCTTAGGTATTGCATCCTGATAGTCATAATTCTTATTCTTTTTTGCTGCTTTTATTGCATCAAATAGTTTATCAATTTCTAACATTGATAAACCTTTCATATCAAATAATGCTTTTGCTGAATCTTCAATTTGCTGATGGGTTATTTGAATATTTTCAGCATCTACTATTGGATTCACTTCTTCATTATTTACAATTTCTTCTGTTTTTACGATATCGTATTCCATTTTTATTACTCCTTAATTATTATTTTGATTTATTAATGCTTGTATAACAGCACTGTTACTAATATCTCCAGCAATAACTTGCTGAAGCATTAGTTGTATTCCTGTGATGATTATTGGACGTTTTGATGGATCTTTTACTAATGCATAAAAATGATTATGAAAGAAATCTGATTTGTCGGCAAAAGCGTTATCCATAAATTGAGCTGTAAATATATCTGCATAGGATGTCATATAAATATCTGATAGTGTAATTTGCATTGTTGATGCAGATTCTAATATTTTTACAATATTATTAGCTATAAGTATATAATCTTCATCCCCTCCATACATAAGTTTATATGATTTTTGTTTTATGGACTCAGAATTTTTTAGCATATATATTATACTATCTTTATTATTTATAATATAATTTACGAAAAAATTAATTATATTATTGGTTCTATTACTTATACAGAATTCATATAAATAATACGCCGCGGTATATCTATTAATAGACTCATCCATAGTGTTAAATTGAAGATCAAATGATCCACATATTTTATCTATTATCTCGTAATAAATATCTTCAGCAATTTGATTTAGATTTTGTGAATCGTACGGATATTGTGTTTTAAATTGCTCATAGCTTAAATATATACTTTGAACTAAATTAGGTAATGGCATAAATTCGGATGGGGGATTTTCTATCTGATCATCAATTATGCTCATTATAGTATCTCTATCTAAACTTTGTATAGCTTGAGTCATACTATATTCGTTGGCAACATTATCCAATACAATAGGCATTTTATTTTCCTCCTAAAAAATAATATTTATATATTAAAAGTATATTATTCTATATACAATTACCACCTTGTTTTTGTATAAATATATTTAAATTAAAAAAAATAAAATGGGGCGCTCGACTCACCCCACCGTTTTCCTTTTCCCCATATAACTCCTATTAGGTATGGTCGAGACACACCATGATTGGGGATGTGAGGTCTTTGCCTCACTATATGGCGGCACGTGAAAACACGTGCCGCCATTCTAAAAACAACCGTTTTACCCCATTTTGCGGGACGGTTGTTGTCCCAGCCCCATTTTGCGGAGCAGGTTCCGTCCTAAAGTATTAAGTGATTAGATAATACGTGCACTTATATCATCTAATCACTATTATATTATATCTTTGAATTTATCAATATTAACATTTAAAAATTAAAATAGTTATGATATTTATAATCCTCATCTTCTAATAAATCTATTCTATTAGAAGGAGCTACAAATATATTCTCATTGTTATTATATACTGTGTAGTCTGAAGTTGTTGGATTGTTAAATGCTTCAAAGACTGAGTCCGGAACAACATATCCAGCATTTCCAGCCGCAGACACATTTCTATTTATAGGTACATTAGTTGGTATCTTATAATAACTTCTATATGCTTTTTCACCTAAAGGAGTGTTGAATAGTTGTCTTAACTGTTCTTGCTCTTGCTCTCTCTGTCTATTAAGGAATTCGTCTATATCAACACCCCTAGCCTTTTGTGCATCGGCTAAGTCTTTTTCTATTTCTTCAGATACTTCATTAGTATTTGTATTAAATACTCCGACTACTTCTACAGTTCCATCAAAGTAATCTACTATTTCATCTACTTCATCGTCAGTTTTTATGGTAGTTTTCTTTATACCATATCTTTCAGCAAGATTATTTCCTTCATACCATACATATAACGCCATCAATAAACCAAATATTTGGTCATCGTGTGTAGTGTCAGAATGTTCAATCTTGCCATTTCTTTTAATTTCCATACCCAATAATTCATTATAAATTATTGGTGACATGAATTTGTCTTTATGATTTTCAACTCTTTCTATCAATATATCTATAAGATTCTTTCTTATAGATTTGGTAGAATTTAATCCATATACTTTAGTTCTTACCTTCTGTTTGTAAGCATGGATTCCGTCTTGTCTTTCTTCTACTTCTACATCTTTAATCTCGTAATAGAGATTATTTCTTAAACCTAATTTAATGAGTTTAGCAATACAAGAAGAACCGAATCCACCATTACGTTCTACATTGACTATAGCATTCGGCATCCAATTCTTAACTATGAATTCTATACATCTAGCCAAGTCAGATATAGGAATATAGTTGCAATTCATACAACCTAATACTTTGGTTGTATTAGAATCTATGATGGTTATAGTAGAACTATCATGTTTATATCCCGCACTAACGTCAACACCAATTATAGGCGGATACATATTAGTATTAGTTTGCCAATATGTCTCAAACCTATATTTACCCAACAGATAGCATACATTAATAGGTTCTCTAACCAATGTCTTAATGGTTTCAAGATCTTCTTCTTTAAATGGAGAGTTCTCATTTCCTGCAGCCCATTCAAGAAGAACTTCTCGTCTGATATCCGTCCAAGAACCACTCATGTTCTTACAAATATCTCTGAACCATTGTTCAGATTCTCCTAATTGCTGATAAGTATAGCGTATATATACAAAATTGGATATTGGATTAGAATTAATAATGTTGGTTAATTCTGCATATGATTTATCATACCAAGTCTCAGAGAATATATTAGCATCAGATAAGAATTTATATGCATATTGTCCTTCTGGGGAAGTTAGGAATCCCGGCGTGGTTGACATAGTTATACCATATGGCATACCCGCTTTTCTAGCATTATCACATGCAGTCTGAAATGCGGGAGCTGCATTGAGGTAAACTATATTATTATAAGGCATGAATGCAAACTCATCATAATAAATAAGCTGTACAGTCTTACCACGAAGTAATGATGCAGCCTTAGATTTATTAGTAGCAGATGCATATGTCTTAATTAAGTTATTATTATATGGATTAACTATACCAGTCTCATTGTTTTTACCCTTATCTATTTTACCATCTGGAAGAAGTCTTTCTTTCAGAATAAGATAAGGTGGTAATGAATCTCTTATATCTTTTAATTGTCTTAGGTTATCTTTAGAACCTTCCATATTCTTATGCAAGAATGCCATATTAGCATTAGTACATCCAAAGTTATAAATATAAAGATGTCTTATAACTATGGCTGTGGTTTTACCTTTCTGACGTGGAAGTTCAAAGAATATATTAAAGTTCAAGCTGGCGCAGAAATTGTAAGCTAAATTTCCTCTATGTAATTCATACTTACGATATCCTCCAGCCGCTGGAATGCGAACTACTTCTCTCAAAAAGTACCAATAATTACACATGCATTCTCTTAGAATCTTCTGCTTATATAGCATACTAAGCATAGGATCATAAGGATTTACACCATCTAAATCTGGGTCTACAAGTGTTAACATAAATTCATTATTTTTAACACCCATAGCTTTTAGATAATTATGCATGTCTAAAAATGATTTATTTTTAGTGGTTTTTTGAGAATATATTCGTATTGATAGTGGTTTATTACTTTGAGGTTGTGGAGCATTCATATTCATATTCATATATGCTCCATTATATTGATATTGAGCATTATTCGGAACAATCATATTATGTACCGCCTTTCAAGCTAATTGTACATGTTATATTATTGCGATGTTCCGCCTCAAAAAATGACAAAAATAAAAAAATAAAAGCTGAGGGGACTACGCCCTTCTCAGCTTTTCCAGGTTTGTGCGGAACCTGGAACGCACACTCGCAATAAAGCGACGCCATACTGCGAGGTACAAGATCAAATTCTTCATGCTATCACCTCCTTCCATGTTTAGAATTGATCTGTTCTTACACTGTTATATTATACAACTATTTACTTTTAGAATTACAAAAAAAATAAAGCTGAGAAGTTTTTATTTATACATATATTAATTATTTTTCATATAATGAATTACATATATATAACTTTTATATAAGGAGGAATTTAAAATGGCAACCAATAATAATGTGAAATTTACACCAGAGGAAGCTAAAAGATTTGAATTGCTTAAACAAGAGCATGTATTTATTTTCCCAGAATTGGATGAATTTGGATGTGTGGCTTTGGCTAAATATTTATGTAGAGATTGTGTAAATAAAATAAATTCACCACTAAATCCAATGAATAAAGAAACACATGCTGGATATATTGAAAATGCAGATCCAAGAACTGTAGATTTAATTAATAAATTTATGGATTCTTCTGCAGATGGTAATTTGATGAATTTATTCGGAGATCCAGACGATAATTCTAAGGAAGTAAAAGCCGACACAGAAGACTTAGTTATCTATTTATGTAGCCTTAATCCATCACAGATGGAAGTATTTATTAAAGCATATAATGATGGTATAGATCTTAATATGATTCGTACATTTGTACGAAGAGATATATCATTCTATATTTCTAATGTAGTATATCTTGCATTAAAACAAGATAATATTAATCTTATGGATTATGTTGATATCGATAAATGTCATCCATATGTACTTCCTGGAATATATAATGCGGTACAGAGAGGAATATTTGATTCATTAAAAGATCTTGATTTTGGCGATTCTAGAACTAGCAATATTCTTCTTTTAGCATCATATGCTGCAGATTTAGGATATGGCTTTGTATATGATAGAAAACATAAAACATTTGTTGCTATTCCTGTGGACGAGTTGAATGATGATACGGATATTAAATTATCTATTAGTATAAATAAAGAAAAAATGATTATTGAATAAAAAATAATTTCATTATGGGATAGACCTTAGTTGTCTACCCCATAATGATGCGCCGATTATCTGCGAGCAGCGTCCTTACGCGCTGCGTCGAGCTGGCACTTCAGATCACCCATCTGCGATTTGGTATCGTTGAGGAGTTTCCTGAGCTCCTCGTTCTCCTTCCGGAGATCCAGCTCTTCATCCGTATGGCCGCGCCGGTTCTTCTTGGCAAGTTTCCTGAGCTCTTTTTTCCCGAAGGAAAACTCAAAAGCATCCATCTTAAAGCTACTCTCTATGCCGCTGATCTTGATCTTCATGGTATCACCTCCTTATTATTATTGAAGATCTTGTTATGTGATTCACCTTTATATTATACAAGTGAAATTATGTAGATTTACAATATTTATTATGGAGCCAAATATGGCTCCATAATATTATAATTGGATTATATTACTATAACTGATGCTAGAATTATCCAATGTTTGTAATCCTATTGAATCAAGAGGAAAGTTATGCAGATTATCAGAAACTATACCTTGTACGTCTACAAATGGTAATAGCCATTGCGGGGTTGGTGTATCTCTAAGGAATCCGACTGTATCTATCTTCTTTCCTACAGTACCCTCTTCTAATAGCTTAACCATCTTAGCATAAGTCTGCGGATATGTTTCTTTTATCTTATCTACATTTTTAGGAGTTATATTAACTTTAACCTTATAGATATTATTTCTTTCATCAAGATTAATAGGTGGCATTGTATCATCTCTTAATTCATTATAAGCTACAATTGCTTTAATTCCATTTTGACTCATTGGAGTCGCATATGATGATTGACTTGCTACATTGTCAGGTTTATAGAATGTAGATTCCCCATTCATGATGGATGTTATTATAGCTTTTTCCATCTTAACCAATTCATTCATTATTTTACGAGGATCTATAGTTCTAGGTGATAATACTTCATCATACAATATCTTCTGTAAATCATGCTTGATTCCTTCAGATAATGTAGTCTTATTGATTGGTAATCCCATAATTGCCATAGATGCTTCTTCAGCAACCGGATGACCCTCTTGAAGTAATTGCTTGTCTGCATAATTTCTACGCTTATTGGTTAATAAGATTCTAGAAAATAGAAACTCATTCTTCATTACTAATGAACAAGTTCTTCCCTCTACATATGAACCACTAAGTTTACAATATCTATCAAGATAGTCTGTTACCATCCTTGTACAAATATATCCCATCATATTAATAATAGAATATTGTAATCCTTCTTGTGGGATATAATCACACATCTCTATACCTTTAGTCTTCTCTATAAATTCATCGGTATAGAAATTATATTCAAGATATGTTTCTCTATTACCACATGATACGGGTTTTCTATCTTCATTTGATGCATCCACCAATTCTTCTAATTTATAATCTTTAGTCTTAATATTCATATCTATATAGAATACCATATTAAGAACAAAATTATACCATGCATCAAATGATATTATAGTTGAGTCTGTATCTGATATACAGACAATATCTCTTTGCATATATTCAATTCTATCCAATTTATCAATTGGAAAATATCCATAGTACACATATTCAAACAATAAATCTGTGAGTAGGTCTAAGTCATCCTTTATCTCTTCCGGTGGATTATTCGGGTCCATAAAAGGTTCTTCTAACTCACATAATATTTTTATTATAAGATTACTTACATATGGAAGCTCACAGAATGTATATAGATTATTCTTATAATATAATCTATTTAAATTATCCCAAGATTGATTTACTACTATATCCCATAATAAATCCATCTCTTGTTTTGTAGGTATCCATATATTATTATCAATATTAATACATAATTTATAGAATACTTCTTCTGGAGCAATTCCCCTATCCAATACAACAAAATCGTTAAATTGTCTAGACGGCACATCTTTTACAGATACATTATTTATAAATGTAAT